GTATGGCGCCCCAGCGAAGATATTCCCCAAGACCCTCGAGTTGATAGAGGATAGCACTGCGCTACCTCGCAACATCACAGATGTGTGTCCTCAGTCTAAGATAGACATTGGTTGGATAATCGCGAGTTTTGAGAAACAGTTTAAGGAGAATTTCCCAGACTGGGTGATTGGTTTCAACCCAGAGGAGCGTAAGGCCAAGATGGCTAAGGCTATTAATGAGATGGCGTTAGCTGGATTGGGGGAAGTGAGGGTTGTCTCTGGTGACCTGAGCCGTTTTGACGGTACTCAGTGTTACATGGCTCGACGATGTGTTGTGGATGCTTTGTGTCACGGCATGACTGCCGAGGACAAACTTAAGTACCGCAAGACATGTGTGAGTATTGGCCGGGCAAAAGTTGGCGAGTTTTTGTGGTCAGCGATGATGCAACTGATCATAGTGGGCACGATGACTTCTGGGAGCATGGACACCACTGCGGGTAATACCTTCTTAGTGTATATTGTTCTTGTAGTCTGGGCCCGCAAGTATGGGCAGGTTGATGTGGCTGGCCGACTATTGGTCCGTTTCTTTGTCTCGGGTGACGACTTCATTGTTCTGGGATTTGGTGATTTTCATACCCAACTCGTGCAGGCTTTTGCCGAACATGGGTTTCGGTTGAAACTGTCGGCTCCTTCCTCGGTTTCGAGTTTTGTTTTCTGTTCGACTAGGTACTTTTCCATCGACAATGGATATGGAGTGAAGCTGTTGGCGTGTCGGTTGCCTGGTCGCATCTTGTGTAAGACTGGATGGATGCCAATGCCTTACAAGTATTGCGAGAGAGTTATGGCTTCACGTCAATTAGCGAAATTGTGTTGTATTTGGCTTGATGTGCAGGGGATTCCGGTCGTACAGCAATTTATTGCTGCTAGTATTGGATTGGCCCTGGCACAAGTCCGCGCAAAGATGAACTTCAAGTCCACTGAAGATGCTGTAGAACGAGTTGTTGGTCTGGCTGGCAGTTATGTTGAGGAGAATATGTATAGCCACAACATTGTCGACCTAGAGCAAGTCAAGTCCGTTTTGCGTGCAGCTGTTAGCACTGGGAAGGTCCCAGTCGGGTCACCCGTCTCCACAGATATGAGAACGAAGTTTGAGGAGTTGTATGGTCTGCATACAGACGATCAACTTGCCCTTGAAGCTTCAATGACGCGTACAGGAACTTGTGATTACACACCACCATTGATGAGTGATTACTCGGGACTGATCGCTTTGTTGGGAGACAGGTGAGCCGGTGATTCGGTGCTTGAGGAGGGGTTTGCATTGTAACTAAGTCTACTTGTTTAAGTAGGTTTTGCATTTGCCCCTTAGTAAGCAAAATTGGTGAATAAG